GGATCTTTTAGTGCCTCTGCATAAGATATGTAGAATTTGCCAGTTGTGTTAGAGAAATATCCTTTTGCTCCAACAGTCTCTTTCGGTTTCTCATCTGGTTTTGGTTTTGATAATCCTAAGAAATCCATGATAGGATTTGTTGTATTAGCACCTCTACCTGCATCAACAACTTGACGAACTGTTTTTCCTTGAGACATCGCAGCCATTCCACCACCATCTTTAAATAACTGATAGTTTGGACTCCCTGGTTTTGGTGGTGCTTCCACTGGATCAAATCCAAGGACATCTTTATCAAACATTACATCATGAGTGGTTGTTCCCCTACCCTGAACAGTGTCTAATAATGCTTCAAACGGTTTGTAGATAGATCTTGTTAAATCTTTTAGATTGCCAGCGTCACCACCAGGTTTTAGACCACTTACTGCTTTTTTAATTTCTTCGGGTGATGCTCCCTCAGATTTCATCCTGGTTGTCATTAATTTTTTAAGTTTATTAATAGCTCCTGTATTATCCATGCCTAAAAATCTTGTGGCACTAATCTGAGATTGAAGCATCGCTTCTTCTGCAGGTCGATTAGTATCAAAGGTTTGAGTCAATCCAACTATTCTACCCTGAGCATCTCTTTTAAATTCGTTATCTCCAACTCTACCCATGGTCAGTCCAGCAGCAGATTGACCTCCACCCTCATAATCTCCATAGTCAATATTTTTTGATCCTCTTGCTTCTGCCGTCTTCTTCGCATCAAGTATTGCCTTCTGCATATCTTTTGAGATATGTCTATCAATTCTGTCATTACCGAGAATACCACCAATCAGTGCCGGAACTGCCTCTTCAGCAGCACCATACATGTTTCTTGCTTGGTTAAGCATACCACCATAATCTTTATCTACCACCCCAGCAATTGTAGATTCAATTATTTTTTTTCCTTCTCTACCTACATTCATCGCACGTTCAAGTGTAGGAGAAGCCATTTTCATTCCCTCTTCAATTGCTCTTGGAACAAAATCAGTATCAATATTAGGAATAAATTTACCAGCTTCATTAAGTGCTCTTGGAACAAAATCAGTATCAATATTAGGAATAAATTTACCAGCTTCATTAAGTGATCTACTATAAAAAGAAGGATCAACTATCTTCGCTGCCCATGGTAATCTTTTTCCTGCCTCCGCAAGAAAAGCTTCCATCATCGCCATTACATCTGGAGTTCTCTGATAACTCTCAGGGTCCCTAGGACCAACCCTAGAACCAATTCTTCCACCATCAGAGGCATAAACTGTGCCATTCATCATCTTTGGTTTGTTGGTGCCACCACCAGAGGCGTTCATAGCCTCCAATTGACTAACGCCAAACTTCTGTACAGCACCACGCGACATGACAAACTCACCATCCGTGAGCATGGCAGGAATTGTGTCCGTGCCTGATGGACCGGCTACTTCTCCACCTTCATTATATCCCATCGGAGATATGAGATTGAGATTAAGATTACCACCAGAAACTTTACCACCACCACTAAATTTAAATATTGGTTGTACTAATCCACCACCTCGATATCCACTAACAGGAATATCATTATCAACACCTGCAGACTCTTCGGGACCTAATCCTTTGGTAAAAGCACCTTCTAATGCTTTGAATGCAAAGATAGTAGTGACTGCCTCAATACCACCAGCAATAAGTTTCCCTCTCTTACCAAGGAATCGTGAAAACTTACCTAGTGCTCTTCCACCAAATAATCGAGCAAGTAATCCTGCTGTTGCTGCTGCTAATCGAATAGCACCACGCGCAAGAATTTTAACAATAAATCTAGAGAACTTACCTAACCCTGTTCCAAAAATAATATATGCTGATAATAATTTTGGCCAGTTATTACTTAAGAACCTTATTATAGAATTAATTTTACTTTTATTGTCTGGATTACTAAACCAATCAACTAATTTCATTAGGAATTTTCCTAATAAAATATTAAATAAGAAACCCATTATCCTGTCAAAGATCCCTCTGACAGGTGCAATTATTTTCTCTGCTACTTTTTTAAGACCTTGAAATCTTTTTGCTAAATTTTTCTTTTGGAGATCTCTTCTTTCTCTCTCTGCTTTCTTTCTATCAAAGGTCGCAGTATCTTTCTTAAGATCATACTGCTCCTTTAAAATGTCAGCAATTCTTGTGACAGTTTCAGATATCTCTAATATGAGATTTTTAGGGCTACCTTTCTTTTTCTCTTCTTTCTTTTCTTCTGCTTCAGGTGCTTGATAGGGAACTAACGCACTAGTTGGTAATGCCTTTGGTGCAACATTAGATCCTGTAGCAGATCCTTTTTTAAATGAATTTGCAGATATCTTTGTCTTTCTTGCTTTGAACTTAGGGTCTGCTGCTTTTCTTTTTTGCCTTACCTTTCTTATTTCTTGCTGAAGAGGGCCTATACGAACATCACCAGCATTTTTAATTTGTAATGTATTGACCGCCTCCATTAAAGCACTAAGATAATCCTCTTCCTCAGAAAGGTTATCTAGGTCTACACCCATCTCTACAAGTATTTCTAGTGGATCGGTGCTAGTCCTAGATGCCATTTCGGTGCTGTGCTTTTAATTTCTCTTCTTCAAGATGATTCTGTAGCATACTCACATAAACATCACGTTCCCAAGGGATCATGTTTTCAATCTCCGTTAATGAGTATTTATGATACTGCATCAACGAAAAGTTAAGTTGAAAATACGCCAATAGGTTCATGTGAACCATGGCTACGCGAAAAAAGACGCCAGCCCCTCAAGAACAACTTCACTTTCTTTTTTTGTAACTGGGTTCTTCACTTTAATTGTGTGTGCCAGTTTAGGCATGGTATCAAAAAACTTCTCAACCCCTTTGAATTGTGAAGAGTTCATAGACTCAAGAAACTCTGATACTTCTTTCTTTGAACAGTCAGCAGTGGCCCATACATCTTCTTCAGTGCAGATAGATTCAATACAGGATGCAATCAAATCAAACGATTGATCCATTTGATTTTTACTCTCAAAGTCAAAGTTGTTTTTAATGAATTGATCCAGTGATGGATACTTCATTACCATCAGTATCTCATCGTCAAGTTGAATTTTATTAGTATGGGCATCATCCTTCTGAACATGGATATCATCAATATTAATCATCACAGGGACCTGTGTCTCACCATCATCAGGACAAATAATATTAACCTCAATCTCCTCTCCGACAGACTTACCACGAATATTTAAAAACAAATATTCAATATCAAATGTGGGGAGAGAATCTACTTTGATACCTTTTGTTTTAATACAGTTTTTAATGACTGTCTTAATAGCTGTTGTGATTTGCTTTGTATCCTCACTTTCTAAAGCAATCACAAGAACCTTCTCTTCTTTTACAAGGAAGGGTCTGTATTGAATTGATTCTCCTGTTGATGGCAACTCAAGTTCATAAGTTGGTGTAGCAATCTTTGGTAAAGGCATAATATCCTATAGAAGTTCAGTATGATTATTTATTAGGCAACATTTGAATTGAGATTTGTGTTTAGAGGTTTACCACCACCAAATTTGTCTATATCAAAATTAAATTTACTTCCGTTCTTATCTTTAAGTAAACTACTTCTATTATCATTAAAGAACTGTTGAGCAGATGATGAACCATCTTTTGGTTGTGGCACTTTTGGTTGTGGTGTTTTCTCTGCAGGTGGTGTTTGTGCTGTGGTTCTTTCAATAACATATCTCAAGTACGTCATAGACACCGTGCATTTTAATAATTGAGATGTATCATAAGAAATAGGCATAGAGTTAATTGAAATAGGAAATGCCTTCACAAAATTATAAACTAAACTACCGCCAGTCGGATTAATGTTTCTGAAACTATCACTTTCAAATTTTGTAACTTTAAATCCAGAGCAAGTATATTCATCTGGATAGTTCATTCTATAAAAATAATTTTCATTTAATGTTTTATTATCTTGTGTGGTTCCAGATCCACTAATAAAATCTATCCAGGTTTCAAAATACTTAATAACTGTATAGTTATCCCCATCAACATAAAAAGTAAGATCAATTCTATCATCAAAAACTCTACGATGAGCATGTCTTTCTGTTACACCCGTCCTATCACCAGTCTGTTCAAGCGTTGCAATACTTGATCCAGGAAGAGATGCCTCTGAGCAATACAGATTTATATTTCTCTGAACATCAGTTGTGACATCAAATCCCTGTGCCTTTGCAAAATTTTTAAATGCATTATCGCTTCCACCAGTCGTACTAGCAGGCAGAGGAATCTCTACATAATACTTAGAAGTAAGAGACGGTCTTCCTAGTTGAGACTTAAACTGATCTATTGTTACTCGTCCAGCCATCTATAAATAGTTTTTGACTTTATATACTATGTATGGGAGAAAGTATAAAAAGTAAATACAAACCTTCGTTTCCTACGAAATATAAGGGTAATCCCAACAATATTATATGTCGTAGTAGTTGGGAGCGCAAGTTTTGTCGTTACTGTGATTTAAATGACAATATTCTTGAGTGGGGTAGTGAAGAATTTTTCATTCCATACGTCTCACCACTTGATAGGAGAGTGCATAAGTATTTTCCTGACTTCATTATCAAGGTAAAAGAAAACGCAGGTCACGTTAAAACCTACGTGGTTGAAGTGAAACCAAAGAGACAAACACAACCACCAAAACAAAGAAAGAGAGTGACTAAATCTTATCTGTATGAGTGTAAGACCTGGGAAGTCAATAAAGCAAAATGGAAAGCTGCAGTTGAGTTCTGTGAAGACAGACGAATTGAATTCAAAGTAATTACAGAGGACGAACTCGGAATCAAATGAACCGTATCGAACCAGTAAGACAAGACATTCAATCAGAAACTAATGTTGATGATAGAATGGAATTGATCATGTATGCACTGAATGATACTGTAACACCCATACCTGAAGAAGGAAACATCTGCACCTTCAGATACTTTGCAAAGACACCAAATATTGAATACGACCAGCATCCGTTGGTTGCAGTAACTGATTTATATCCTTGGGGTTTCCGTGGAATTAATTTTCACTGGGGAGAATACAGACAATATACTTTCCTAGAATTAGGAACTCAAGTTTATATTGTTCAGCAAGATGAACTTGATGATTTATTATCACTACAATATCAAAAACGTGTGCTAAATAAGTAAAAAGATAGTATGTAATGTCATACGATACTACAAGTCCAGATTATTATGGTGGTGAAGATGATAAAAACACCCTCGTATTTGAAGGAAAAACATTATATCCAGTTGTCGATGAGAATACTGGGAAAACAACTTGGTATGAAAGGAGAGGTACTGGACTAGCAAATATAATTAATGATATCAAATTAGGATCAATTACTCCTCCGAGTAAAGAGTTTGTTCCACATGAAGGCGCACCATTAGCTGGTTGGTGGCCAGATGGATTTGGTGATGTATTTAATAAAGAACAACAAAAGAAATTTTTAGATCCTAAGTTTCAATCACAACTTCGCAATAAAGCAAACGAAGTAATAACTAGAGAAAATCAAGACGAAAAGGGACAAGACGCGACAGAAGCACAGACGAATGCAAATACCTTACAAAAAAATAATCAAGGATCTCTACCACCCGACTCGGTAAGTAATACTGAAGCGCAAGATATATTAAACAATATAACCATTAAAGAAAAGAAGGGAACAAGGAGATCTTTTGGAGACCTTAGATATCCTATTGACATGAATGAAAAACAAGATGTAATGAAATTTACCATGCTTAAGTATGAAACAAAAGATTTAATGGAAGGTGGGACATTTGGATTTGGGAACAGAGATCGCGTAGGACCTGATGGTGGTGCCAGAGCAACAGGCACTGTTGTATTACCAATTCAATCTGGGATCAAAGATCAAAATAGTGCCGATTGGGGTGAAGATAAAATGAACGCTGGAAAGATTGCTTTAGCTAAAGCGGCGCTGGGAGCCATAGAGGGAGCTGACGCCACGGCAGCTGCCATGGAAAGAATTTCATCAGCAGTCGCGGGAGGTAAGGATGATGTAAAAACAGCCATTAAATCTATATTTGCCGGTAAAGCAGCTGGGGTGACTGGATTAATTAAAAGAACAAAAGGTGCAACTATAAACCCAAACCTTGAACTTCTGTTTAATGAACCTCAACTGAGACCATTTAATTTTACCTTTAAATTATCTGCTCGTAGCAAAAAAGAAGCAGAAGAGATTGTAAAAATTATTAGATTTTTTAAGCAGGGTATGGCACCCATTAGATCAGAGTCAAATCTGTTCTTACTTGCACCACATACATTCCAAATTCATTACCTCTTAAGAGGTCAGGGAGAGCATCCTTTTATAGGAAAAATGAAAGAGTGTGCTCTGACCTCCATGAACACAGACTACACCCCTGATAATAACTATTCTACTACTAGAGATGGTGTTATGACATCATATACTATCACGATGGAGTTCAAAGAACTTGAACCTGTCTTTAATGATGATTACGAAAATGAAGAAGTAGTAAATCAATTAACCCCTGAAATAGGACCACCAGTTCCTGGGGGAATAAGTTCCACTGACCCATCATTAGAAATAGGTTTCTAAAATGTCAAATTACTTTAACAAAGTTCCTAATTTTGAATACGTTAGTAGACTTCCTGACGCTAATATATCTGATTACATTCCGGTCAAAAATCTTTTTAAAAAGGGTGCTCTTAGAGAAGATATCTTTCAGGATCTAACACTTTTTACAAAGTATCAAATCACTAATGCCGATAGACCGGATAATGTTGCCTTTGATTTCTATGGAGACTCATCTCTGGATTGGTTAGTTCTTGCTTGCAATAACATAATTAATATTAAAACTGAGTGGCCCATGCAACAACTTGAGTATGATAAGTATTTGTTAGATAAGTATGGATCATATGAAAGTATCAACACAGTACATCATTATGAAACTACAGAACAAAGAAATACTAGAAATGTCATAATAGTAAAAGCAGGTTTGAGAGTTGCCTCTGATTATAGTGTCACATATTATGACTCTGGTGATGGAGGAATGGTAACTAAGTATCCAGTCAAAACCATGACCAATTATGATTATGAAGAAGATCTGCAGAAGCAGAGAAGAAATATTTTCTTACTTAAACCAAGATACCTCAATATCGCTCTTGATGATCTTGAACTTTTAATGACATACAAAAAAGGATCCAGTCAATATAAGACTGAATCCATGAAGACTGCTGATAATATCAGACTATTTCAGTAGATTAATATATGCTGCGATAACCAATAAGGTTAAACACAACTGGTTATATCTCATCACTCTTCAGCAAGTTTCTGGAAGTAGGACAGAGCATCATCTTCATCAGAGTCAGCAGACTTTGTTGAAGTGATATCAGGTGCGTTGAAGTCATTACTGCCGATCTTTGCAGGAGTGGGATCAGGACGACGGGAGGAGAAATCGGGAGCGTAGGATCCACGATCGTTATCCTCATCAGAGACTTCTTCGTCAAGACGAGCAGGTGCAGACTTCTGACCTAGAACCATCTTGAGACGGCTCTCCAGTTGCTCATAGGACTTGAACTGATCAGCAGCAGTCAGAGCAGTCAGAGAATACTCTTTCTTCCACAGTGCTTCCAGTGCATCATCATCATCCAGCAGAGGAGAGGATGCTGCAAACTCAGAAGAGTCATAGTTCCAATAACCTGCAACCTTCTTCAGTTTCAGTTTGAAGTTAGCACCCTGCCAGAAGTCAAAAGGATTGATGGCAGTTTCATCTTCATACTCAGGTTGCATGGCTTCCATGATCTTATCAAAGATCTTCTTGCCGAACTTATACAGGAAGACACGACCTTCGTTCTGAGGGTTTGCCTTGTCCTGAACCACATAGATGTTGGCATAGTAGGACAGTTTACGCTTCTGCTTACGAACAGTGTCCTTATCAGAATCAAGACCACTATTCCAGAGTTCACGGTTGTGCTCTGACACAGGGTCTTTGCCACCGTTTGTAGTCAGAGAGTTCTCGATATACCAACCACCAGGACCTTGGAAGGCATGGGAGTACATCTTTGCCCAAGGAAGTTCTTCTTCGTTAGGGGCAGGGAGGAAACGGATGACTGCATAACCGTTGCCAGTCTTGTCCATTTCTGGTTTCCAGAGACGGTCATCTCCACCGCTACTGGTATTGTTCATCTTCTCAACTTCCTTGACCAGTTTAGAGGTCAGAGATCCAAGAGATGATTGCTTTTTAAGATTTGCGAAAGACATAGGATTGTTTAGATTTGTACGTATTTGGCTTGTGTGTACCTCGGTATTCTACAGGTCAGAACCAGTCTTGTCAATCTGGTCCTTCATCACCTCAAGCATTTGTGACATATTATTGAATACCATACTCATGTCGGTTCCTTTCGGGAGACCCATCATCTTAGCGGACTCAACAATCCGCTCTTTCATTTCTTTTGCCTCAGGGTCATCAGACAAACTCAAACGTGCATAAAGAATTTTCTGTTTGTCCAGAAGTTTTTCGAGCATTATAACATGCTCTAGTTTTTCTTCTTTATCCATAGAAGGAAAATTAAAGACGTTCTTATAAACGTCCTCTTGAATCTCACTTATTGCCGTCATTTCTGCACGGACTACATCGGAATCGAAAAAACTCATTACCCTAAAACAATTTGCTTAAGAATTTTTTTATATCGTGATACCTCAATATTTAGGAATGGCGAATACTTCTTCATCCTCATACTGACGGTTTCCCACACTGGATCAGACAGTTTATCATCCCAGTTTTTTTTAAATCCAAGTATCCTATCAAGAATGACCAGAGTTTCAATTGATATGTCATCTCTAAGATACGATTTCAAAATGTTTGGATGACTAGATCCATTCATAGAAAACATAGCATCAAAATTATTATCTGAAAAGACTCTCTCTGTCTCTTCCTTAAAAACATATGAGAGTGATTGAGTTCTCTTCTTCCATGAAGTGTATCTAACTTCACCTTCACGTATCATTTCTCCTATCCAAAGCTTACTTGGATCAGTACAGGTAATAAAGTTAGATACAAAGAATTCGATTACTTCTTTGTCATCTTTGTTTCGTGATAGTTTCTCAAACCAGAAACGATCTTTCCTTTTGTAGAAAGATTGAACTGTTGCGCGACTCTTTCCACAATACTTGTGATAGTCATACTTATCTTTCGTGAAGTGATTCTTCAACGAAAGATACTGCTTATAGGCATCAAAAGGCATCATCAAAAAAGTAATAAGGGGATTTTTGGCCGGGAAAATTTTTCGCCCAAAAATGGAATCAAACAGGCAATCTAGCCCTGGAACTTCTCTTTAAGAAGTTTAGGTGAAGTGCTTCACACTTTATTTTTTCTTTGAGTGGTTTAGATATAAGTTTCGGAACAGAATCTAAGTCGATAGCATTCTGCTCACAAAAGTGAACCACTGCATCAATATAACTCATTCCCTGTGTTTTCTGCACCAGGGATTCGATCTCCTGTGCAAACCGTGAGGGGCAGAAGAATTTACTTTCTAGTGCTTTTTCTAGTTCATTCATTCTCTGTCCTAAGATTGTGAGATACAAATTCCTTAATATAACGTACTAATAATTTAATATAATCCCCTTTGTTTCTTTTGTCAAATACTTTAACCTCACCACCAGGAGTGACCATGATGGTAATGAGTTTCTTTACGGGGATGCCAGTCAACTCATAGTAAGCAGATGCATAGAACATTTCCTGAACGAAATAGTTCTCCAACCACTCTTCTGGTTTAATCTTATCGGATGTTTTAAAATCGATGACTGCGAGTTCGCCTTCGTACTCTCCGATACAGTCAACGCGACCAGCTAATCCAAGATATTCAGAATAGAGGGTCCTTTCTATAGCGTGTATATTATTTATCTTGTCCAGATATGGTCGTGCATAGGTAAACATAAACTTGGTCAGAGGTTTAAAGTCGTCCCAGTTTATTTCTTTGTTTAACATATAGAGTTCAGTTGCTGCATGGAAGTCTGTTCCACGCGAGGTTGCTCTCTTTGTAATGCGATTAGCTTCTTCAATACCAATTCGCTTACGCCACTTGACAAAGATCTGTCGATTGTAGAAAGAAGTTACAGACGTAATAGAAGGCACCCAGTCTCCACTTGGAAGGTTGTAGAGACGGATGCCGTTTGTTTCTTTTTTGTTTAGTTCAAGGTCACCGAGAAAATTATGATGAGTAAAATTCATAAATTAAGTTCCATCTTCGCAAGTAAGTATTCTTTCACCAGTCCAGAGCGAACGATATCTTCAACTCCGAACTCAACAATATCGACAGAGGGCATGATACGCAAAACTTTCATGAAGTCAGCAATACCATTTTTCTCTCTATCTTTTAGAAGATCAGTTTGAGTAGCATCTCCACAGAACATAATCTTGGAGTCCTGTCCGATCCTCGTAATAATACTATCAAGTTCATGATAGTTTAGATTCTGGAATTCGTCAACGATGACGATCGCATTATCAAGTGTGGTGCCACGAATAAAAGATGTAGACCAGAATGAAATAGTTCCTTGAGTCTTAAGGTTACCATACAGCATCTCAAAGTCTGACTCTGTAGGAAGTTCAAACATATACTTCACCATATTCTTATAAGGAATTTGGTAAAGTGAAGACTTATCCTCATGGTCTCCAGGCAAGAATCCGATCTCTCTAGTAGCCACAAGCGATCTCACAAGGTAGATCTTATCATAAGGTGTCCTTTCATCAAGAACATCTTTGAGAGCGTTGTAGAGGGTAATAAAAGTCTTACCCGTGCCTGCACAACCATACGCTACAAGGTTCTGATCATTCTTGTAGCAGCGGAAGAGTTCCTCTTGATTCTGTGTTAGAGGTTCAATCTTCCTCATCAGATCTGAGTTGATTGGTTTCTTTCGTTTCATTTGTCTATTGGACATTCCGAATGGAACTGGAGTCTGGGTCTTTCTTTTTGCGGGCATAAGTTGTATAAAAAGTTAGAAGGAGTAGTCACGATGTTTCCGAACGTTAGCACCTGGTTGTTTAGATGCACGATCCAGAACTTCATTCCATCCACTAGATTTGGCTTCTCCAGTCCACTTAAACTCAGTAGACTGTCCTGCACATCCTTCTGACCAGTCTTTATCCCATCCTGGATTCTCTTCTTTCCACTCTGAGTATGCTTTCATAGTCATACTGAGTGTCTTTTTCTCTTTTGTTTCTAGATTAATAACAGGGTATGTTGGCATAACTCAATTGTTGGTGTGAATATTTATGAAACCCATTCCATCGCTTCAGCGACGGCAGGAAACTGTTCGATGAAAATTTCCTTCGCACTCAGAGCAAGATTCATATGCTCCTTCTGTGTGCCGTTAGCAGAACGCAAATCAATATAATGAATCCATGATCGAACTGAGCCGGTCATGTAAATTTTTGTGGGCACGGCCAAAGGAAGCACAAAACGAGCACATTCCTTTGCAACTCCACGCTCAAGCATTTGTTGATAAAGTGCCATAGAAGAATCAAACAAAGTTTGCATCTGCATTTCTAAAGTTTGAACTTCAAACGCATCAAGATCATCAATAGAATTCTGACGATTCTTGGTGTCCTGCCTACGGAGTTCTGGTAAGGGGATCTTCTCTGAGAGTAGGGAAGAATCAGCATAGCGTTGTGAAAATTCTTGATATGTAAATGACCTGTGACGAAGCACTTGGGCCGCGATACCGCGTGTGGTATTCAGTTCCAGAGTCATGTATGCCTGTTCAAAGATACTCCAGTGCTGATGCTTCACACAATACTTAAGAAGACCAGAAAACTTTTCATTATCTTGATTATTTGGATTGGACACACGGGCACAATAGGCCATGTGCTTCTCTGCATCAGGAGTTACGCTGATCAACGTAGCAGTATTAATTGTCATCGTCTTCAAATACCTCGTCGTAATCTACTATGTAATTAGGTGCTGGATCATCAAAGTTTTCTGCCTTGTATGCATCTACATCAGAGTAGACTTCAGACTCTAGTGCATCGACAAGAGACTTCATGTTCCTTACAATTAGTTTGAGTTTCTCTCTATCCATAAAAAAATGGGAGGTTTCCCCCCCATCATAACACTATTTAATCGGTTTGACAATCACTTAGTGTAAGTGCGTCCACGATAGCAGAAGGTCCCGTGAGACTCTTTGCTTTCTACACAACGTGTATCATACTCAACACCACGATATGAAGTGTGGGTAATCTGTGCGTTGTGAACAGCAGATGCT